CAACAACTAAAATTTCTTTCATAACTATACCTGTCTTATTGTATTACAATACGATTTTGCTACTGTGCTATTTAAATCTCTAATAACTTTAAAGTCTTTTACATATACCTCAGCGACTGGTTTATACTGTTCTTTTGTCTTAAAAGGTACATAATCTATTATACTAAATTTTTGTTTATTTTCTAAGCTAATCATTCGCCAATCATTAAAAACAATATCCCAAACTAGTAACATACTTCGTTTACGATAGTAGTTTTTAGAAAGTGGCATACTAACACTCAAAGACTTACCTTTTATCTTTGCCAATTTTTCTGCTAGATAAAAGTTTCTTGTACATAACATATGTCTATGTTTTTTAAACCCTTGTTTAGGTATTTTTCTGTCAAAAACTAATTCTACTAAATTCTTTCTAAGGAACAAATCCATGGTAGTAAAATCTATTCTTACACCTCGTTTTCTTTGGTCATTGTATATCTTCATCTCTGCTTCTGTGAGGTGACAATGACGAATATCATCAAATATCTTCTTTATGGCTTGTTCCGGTTTCATATAATTATTTACTGAAAAAATCATTATAAAAAAAATTACTAATGACTATAATAGAGAAGCTATTAAACAAAATAAGGAGATTTACATGGCTAACAAACTTAATATTAATAATTTCGATATGTTCATTGAATCTATGAAAGCTTTATCTTCAGCAGTTGAAGGTATTAAAGTTACAGTAGAAAAAGAACAAGCTAAAGTGCTTTCTAAAAATCCAGTCGCAAGACTTAAAATGACTACAAACTCTATTTCTTCAGATGAAGAAGTTAGTTTCTGTATTGGTGATCTTCCTAGTTTTGTAAAAGTTTTACAAATAGCACAAAGTAAATTAGGTGAAAACGATAAAATAGATTTAGAAGTAGACTCTGGTTTTATTAATATAAAATCTAAACCTTTTAAATCTAAATTTTCTCTAGTAAAAGAAGAAGTTATCTTAAACTATGTAGATAAAGAATTTAATTCAGTACTAAATGAAAAATGTAAGTTTGTTACAACTGCTGATAATATTAAAGAACTTCGTAGGTCTTCTTTTATATTCTCTGACCAAAATGTTGCAAGAATTTATTTGTTTGCAGATGAGAATAATCCTTCAAAGATGAAAGCAGAGTTAAACAATCGTTCTAACCCTTATTCAAATGCTATTACTGTAGACTTTGGTCAAATTCAATCAGGTAGTCTTGAAAAAGATGTTGTGTTAAACTTCAACAGAATGGATATGTTTACCTTATTCGAGTCTATCGATGAAATCGAAATGACATTACCTGATATTCAAGCTTTAGTAAGCACACAAAAAATCACATCTAAAGACGAAGAGTCATTCGTCAAGATATGGGTTTTATCTAGTTTATTAGAAGGTTAATATAGTTATAAATCAGAAAGATATATGTGTGTTGTGTAAATACCATATATTATGAAAACAGAGTCCTATAATAGAGAAATACTTCACGCAACTGCCATGTTCATGGATGCGTTCAATGATATAACTATAAGAAGAGCAAGTGGTAAATTAATTAAAGTTAAACTTTTAAATGGTAGAAGAAGTAGAATATTTAAATCTTTAGAAAACCCAGCTAGAAGTCCTATTAAACCACCTTTAATCGCAGTTGTTAGAACAGGTATAACTAGAGATACTTCTAGAGTATCAGACTTGAATAGATATTTACTTAAGACAACAGGTAGTGATTTAAATTATAATTTTTATCCACCTAATCCTATGGATTTAACTTTTCAGTTAACACTAGTTGCAAAAACACAATCTGATATGGACAGAATGCTTTCAAACTTTATACCTTTTTGTAATCAATCGTTCTTTGTTAACACACCACATCCTAAACTTCCTGGACAAGTTATAAAACACGAAGTTATTTGGAATGGTAATATAACTGAAACAGATAATTCTGAAACTTCTTTTGAAGATGCTGAGTTAATCGTTGCTGAAACAGATTTTACTTTTAAAACATGGATGTGGGCAGGAACAGAAAACAAACTAGATGAACAAAAACTAATTAAGAAATTTAACATCTATCCTAATTTATTCTCTATAGGTGTACAACAATTACTATCACAATCTAATAGTAATCCGTTCACAAGTGGATTTACTACTGCTGAGAGTTTGTGTGCTTCAAGAGGTTACTTGCTTGATGATGATACATACTATGGTGACATTTATAGTTTGAGTCACTTCTATGCTGTACCTACAAGAACTAAGTTCTCTGATTTTGAAACTATTATAGCATCGGGTAAAATCGACCCAGCTTATTATGATAGTTTACCTATTAGTGGTCTTACAAGTGGTAGTCCAGATTATGTTACTTCTGGTTATCTACAAGACTTAAATCTTGATCTAAATGTTGGTGATAAATTTACAATGAATGGAAATGAAGTTTATTTCGTTGATAATAAAGGTGGTATTTTAATTATGTACCCAGCATCTGGTGATGATGTAAGAGCAGACGCAGAAGTTCAAGGTGATTATTGGGCAAATGTTAGAAACTCTTCACTAACAGGTATATTAAGTGGTGTACCAAGTGGTGTAATTTCTTATTCAGTATCTGGACAAGGAGCAACAGTCTCAGGAGCAACTTCAGGTTACTCCGGCTAAATTGATTATGAATTATATAGGTGTATTTTTTAAACCTAAATTAGGTTGCTTAGTTTGTTTCTATAATCCAAATGAAATGTGTCCTATGTTTTGGTCGTTTGATTACAATGATGATATTTTATATGTGTATAAGAATATTATGAAATATATAAAAGACCAAAAAAACATTATTGTTCACATAAATGAAGTAACTTCAAAACATCAAAAACAGTTTGCATTATATAATCAGTTCATAGGAATGTTATCAGGTATGACTGAGATAAAAAACATAACACTCAAAATAGTGTCTCAAGATAAAATACAAAAAAGAATAATGCATCTATTAGATATTAAAAGTAAAAAAGAATTTATTAATAAAATGAAAATTAAAAAAATGCATAACAATCAGTATAATCTTGTATATGAAATTGTAAAACACAGAAGCAAACGAACAAGTGATTTATACATATCATCATATCTGTTTGCTTACTACGGGTTTTTAAAAGAAAAAATAAAAGGTTATAATCACAAGGAGTAAATGTTATGTCAAGCGACTTTAATAAAATGATGAGTACTATAAGAAAAAGAACAGGTAGTACAACATTCACCGAATCAGTTTATGGAGAAATAAGTAGTTATATAGATACAGGTTGTATGGCACTTAATAGAATTATTTCAGGAGATATTAAAGGTGGTATACCTCAAGGTCGAAATGTTTTATTTGGTGGTGAGTCTGGTGTAGGTAAGTCACTAATCGCCGCACAAATCATAAAAAATGCACTTGACTCAGGTTTCAAACATATATTTTATCTTGACTCAGAAGGTGGTGGACTTAAAACATTTTTTGAAAACTTAGGTTGTGATTTAAGTAGAATAGAACACGTTCTTGTAAACACAGTTGAAGAAACAACTGCAATGGTGAATAAAATTTATGATTCAATTATTGAGCATAAGAAAGATAACCCAGAAGATCAGTTTTTAATTATATTAGATTCACTTGGTAATCTTGTTACTGAAAAGTTTTATACTGATGCGATTGAAAAAGATAAACAAGTAACAGACATGGGTTTGAGAGCAAGAGCGTGTAATGGTTTGATGCAGTCTACTACAATACCTGCATTAAAATCAGATACTACATTCATTGCAATTAATCATGTATACGATGACCCTGGTTCTATGTTCACACAAAAGATTAAATCTCAATCAGGTGGTAAAAAACTGGCATATGTTGCCACAGTAACTATTCAATGTACAAAAGCTTTACAAAAAGCTGAAAAGAAAGATAAAGGACCTGATGGTGGTCATTATAATGGTGCAGACTTAAGATTTTTCACTGTGAAAAACAGATTAGTTAAACCTTTCGTAGAAGCAGAAATGCATATTGATTTTTCTAAAGGTATCGATAAATGGGACGGCTTGATTGAACCTGCTGTAAATTATGGTTTCATCAAACAAGCTGGTGCTTGGTATGAAGTCCCTTCTTATTCAGATAAGAAAGTTCAAAGAGGTGAGTTACTTAACAACGATGAAATATGGCATACGTTTTTAGATGAGTTTAATGAAGCATCTAAAAAAGAATTGGCGTATTCTTCAGTTAATCAAATTGATGAGTTGAATGTTTCAGAAACAGAAGTATAATAACTTATGTCGAATACGAAATATGATAACGATATTCCTTTAAAACCGGACTTATCAGATGATGTAGTTGAACTTCTAATACTTAAAAAAGTTCTTACAGACCAAACTTATACACATTTGTTTTTAGAAACTTTTGATAAAAGATGGTTTTCAAATGAAGATATAAGACTTCAATTAGGTGTTTGTTTAAAACACTTCAGAAAGTATGACTCTGTACCTAATAGAAGTTTGATGTCTGCTTATATTGATAAGTTATCAGAAACAAATGATTCTCTTAAAAACAAAAAATCAAAAGTATTAGATTATTTTGATGATGCTTTAGATTTAGACATTTCTAAAAGTGATGAACAAGACAATCTATTTGTTGAAAAACAAGTATTATCTTTTATTCGTGAGAAAGCTTTATATTATGCAATCATGGATAATATTGACCGTATAGAATCTAAAAAAGACCCAACAAAATGTATTGAAGCATTCGAGAAAGCATTAGGTCTTACTTTATATAAAGATTTAGGTGCTGATTATTTTGAAGATATAGGTGGTCACTTTGATGACTTGTGTAGTCCAGAATCTAAAATACCTTTAGGCATAACTTGTTTAGATAGAACTACAAATGGTGGTATCTCATCTGACGGTGATTGTCTTTTAGTATTCATGGCACAACCATGTTTAGGTAAATCTTTGATGTTGTCAAATATTGCAAAGAAAGTTTTAGATCAAAATGGTTTTGCTTTAGTTATCACTTTAGAGTTATCTGAAAAAATGTATCAAAGAAGATTCTCTGCACATATATCAGGTAACAATATTGATAATCTTCGTGACACTAGAAAAGATTCTCAGTCAAAGATTGAAAAATATTTTTCACAACACCCAGGTTCTAAACTTGTAGTAAAAAGATTTCCAGAAAATAGTATCACAACTATGAATCTTGATAATTATATAGATAAATTAATTAAGACGATAGGTAGAACACCTGATATTATTTTTGTAGATTATCTAAATTTAATGTTACCTAAAAACAAGACTTATAACTCTACGATGTATGAAAGAGTCGGTGATGTTGCTCGTGACTTAAGAGCCTTGAGTGCCAAATTTAAAAGACCAGTTGTAACTGCGACACAAGTTAATACTGAAGGATATAACACATCAAATATTGGTCTTGAGAATACGAGTGAGTCAAAAGGTATTGCACATACGGCCGATGTAGTGATTGCACTTTCTCAAGAAGAAGATGATATTGAAGCTGGTTGCATCAACGCTAAATTTTTGAAGAACAGATATGGTAAAAATCATATAAGAAATAGATTATCGATTGATTATGAAACATTAGTTATTGACGACTTTGATAAATTAGTTCAGTCAGGTGATGACACAGGTAGTGTAGTTGACTCGGTAAAAGAAGATGAAAATTTTGAAGGACTATTCTAATGTTAGGGAACTTTTTTAATGATGAAGAACAATCGACTCATGTAAAAATAGATATGAAATTATTTGAAGATACACTGTCTGATTATGCAGGGTCTTTCAAAAAAGAAAAAATGATTTCTAAAATGAAAGATATATATCGTGATAAA